CATGGTAGATCTTTATCTTCTTACATCGAAAGAATGAGCAAAGCGAACGACCAACTGATAAAGCTGGCTGAGCTTGTCGCAAAGTCAGAAGCTGCTTCAGAAGCGATAGACCCTGACGAGCTTTTTAATAAAATAAGAGATAATTGAGAGCAACTCATGCCTGACATTGACAAAGAAATAGCAGAAGGAAATTTTAGGACCCACAATTCCCTACGTACGTCTATTCAGGCATCCTCGGGTCGTGAAAATCTCTATCCTGTCTTTAGGCGCTTCGTTGTGTGTGACGTTTTTTCTTCACATACACTGATAGATGAAGCCCTAGAAAGCACACTTCTGCAAAAGCATGGTCAGATCTCTAACATAGAGCTGACTAGAGGGCGTCTTTTGCCTAGAAATACGATAATTGCAAAAGAGGTTTTCAATCAGAGCAAAAACAACGAAGTCGATGCGCAGCGGACGTTGTTTTTATTTCCGTTTTTTTCATCACACTTGAGCATGCCCTGCAAGCCTGGTGAGCATGTTTGGGTCATGTTTGAAGACATCATCACACCGAGCAGGTTGGGATACTGGGTCAGCAGAATAGTCGGATTCGACCACGTCGATGATGTGAATCATTCGCACATGCCGCGAGAATTTGATAATGAGTTCAACGTTCTCTCTGCAGAAGGAGCAGCACCAAGATATCATTTTAAAAATGGAACTTTCATGCGCAAGGACTCGGATCCTTCAAGAGAAAATTCTTTTGTGTTGTCATCGCCGTTCGTAAAAGCTCTGCCCGATCAAAATCTAGAGGCAGTTTATGAAGAAATTCTACAGAATTCCATAGCTTCTGCTCGAGTATCTCGTGAGCCTGTGCCAAGGTTTAACAAGCTGCCAGGTGATTTAGCCCTTGAGGGGAGCAACAACACATTAATAGTCCTTGGGAAAGAGAGGCCGAATTTTTCAGGTAGCGTGTCTTCGACAGACCTACAACCAGAATATTCAACTAAAGCAGGCACCATAGACATGGTCGTCGGTCGTGGGTCAACTGCAGGTACTGCAGGAAATTTTGTAATAAATGACCTTGGGTTTTCTGAATTAGATAAATTCGGTAATAATCTCGTTCCATCTGAGGGTGATCCTGATTACTCAGAAGATCGAAGCAGGATCTTGATCTCTCAAAGGACTTCTCCCGATAAGAAGTTTGGAATCGCAACGTACAACACAGGCTCTTTAAAAGTGAACGATTCTGCCACAGGTGATGCAGCGATCGTTATTAGGTCTGACAAAGTCAGGATCATCGCTCGGTCTGATATACAGTTTCTCGTCCAGGGCTACACAGCAGGAACAGACCCAGTGGGTGGTGACGTCAAGGTTTCTACGGCTGATACAAAAAACTGGTCTTCAATCACGATAAAATCTGATGGAAACATCATTTTTACGCCTTCTGAGCTCGGTTACATCAAGCTCGGTGGCGACGACGCGAATCGTGGCATCTTGTGCACAGCTGTGCCTGTTACAGCCGTGAACGGCGGAATCGAAGGGCAGATGGTCGGAAACACGGGCGGCGGTCAGATGGGAGGCGCCCGCAGCGCTTCTCCAAGCGGAAATTTACCCATGAAGGACCCAAGCGTCGGCACATTTTCTAACAAAGTTTTGATCAAGTGAGGCAATGAAGCATGGGGTGTTTGGTTGATTCAGGAATCTTAAATCCAGATAAGACTTTGACTGCAACGGCGAAGCAAAACTTTATACAAGAAGTCAAGGAGCTTGTCATCTATGGATCGAATGGGCTGCCCAATCCTCTACCTTTTACTTGCGGCGATCCGCTGCCTCCCAACTCCGATCTAAGGATCGAAGATTATGATTTAGAGAACGAAGAGAAGTGGGCGTCATTCCATAGAGACATCATAAAAAATAAATATGAGAAATTTGCAGCGTCTCTTGACGTCGAGTCAGCTCAGAGCCTCTTGCCGATCATAGCTGATCCGATCGCTCTTGCGGGCAAGTTCGGCATAGAGCTTCCAGAGCTGCCCTTCCCAGATGGATATATACCTTATTTCAGCGGGCTTCTCCTTCCAAAGTTTGTTCTAGATCTGTTAAAAGCTGACATACCAGATTATTTTTTGCCACCTCTTTTGGCAGCGAAGCTGCCTGAATTCATTTCTTTGCCTTCTCCGCCGAGCATCACACCGCTCATCCCAACTTTTGCGCCGCCGTTTCCAGGTGTACCGAACATTCCATCACCCAATTTGCCGTCTATTCCTGCGCTCGGTCTTGCAGACTTAGTTGCAGTTGACGTTGCTCTTGCCGAACAGATACCTAAGCTCCTTGCAGACTTAATAGGAGAGATGCCTAAGCTGCTCTTGAAATTACCTGACATAGGAAGCGTGTTCTCAGATCTCTGTAAGAAGATAAGAGACTCTGGCGTGTTCGGAAAAACAGAACCGCATGAGACTGTGAAACAAGCCATCGACACTGTCCTCTCAAGAAAGCTCATGGCTTGCATCTTTTTAGCTGCTGTCGGATCTACTGTCGGCGTTTCGCCCGGCAGCATGGGACCAGCAATTTCTAAAGAAATCTTAAAAGAAAGCCCACCGCCCAAGCCGCCTCAGACTCCTGCAAGCACGACGAGGCCCGTAGATCTTGTCGCCCGTCGCGCACGCTCACTTGGTTCTGGCGAAGGGATATCTTATGGAAACAACGGGTCTGCTTACGTAAATTCACTCTTCTATTATGAGGCTGCCTCTGCGACTTACGGAGAAGGAAAAGTTTCTGCGTACGGTTTTCCTGTTCTTGACGCGAGGCTGCCTCCCCGAACGCTCCCAACCAATGCGATCGTCAACATGTTGAAGGGAAGAGCAGATGGACCCAACTATTCTGCCGTTAGAGATTATTCTGACGACGGTCCCAATTCTTACGGAGTAGAATCACCGAGAGGCCTGCTCGAATACGCTGACAGAGGCGCTCGTTTTTATTCATCTTGTGCAATTTTTGCCCGTGCTTGTCTTTACGCAGGCGGCGCAAAAAACTTTTATTTCTTATGTCAGTACCCTCCGTCTACGGCCATCGATGCTCTTCGAGGTCTTGCTATAATCAAAAACTATAGATGGTTGCTCGACGACGGAAGCGTCAACAAGGAGCTCGTTTCTTTTGCAGATGCTCTTGAAGCTCAAAACAGAGGCGGAGCCTTCAGCAGCTTGATTGATCCTTGGGATCTTGACAAGAACGGAAACAGCAACAGCAGCGAAATCAACAAGTTTTTGCTCAGAGGCTCAGAAAAAGTCACATACCACGTCGATGAGCTCAGCGGGATGGCTGAAAGAGGTGAACCTTTTCCTGCGCTTGAAGCGGGAGACGTCATCTTAGTGAAAAATAGAGGAAAAGACGACGCACACATTATGGTCATCAACGCGTCTCGTCCTGCCACACAGTTCATACCAAAGGGCAACAGCAAAGATTTTACGTATATAGACCCTCCCATCGTGGGAATCGAAGGTGGACAGATAGATTTTCAGAACGTCGGAAATCCGAGCGATGTGAAGGGCGGCGAAAGCGGCGAAACTCCAAGCGCAGAAGCTCCTAAAGAACGCCCTACAGCCATCCGAGCAGGCTCATATGACTTAGGATATGTAGACCGTGGAAAGAATACACCTGGATACTACGTCGGAAAAACGAGGACTTCTAACGCCGGCGGCGTCGCTCTCGAGGCACAATCAAACTGGGCAGTGAAATTTAGAAGAGTTGAGCTCATCATAAAGACCAACAATTTTTTAAAGATAGACGCACTCGACACTGACGCAGCCTTTGAAGCGCTCGCTGTGATCGATGCAAGCCCCGCGATGAAGTTCGTAGAAAAAAGCCTATCTGACCCCGATAGGTTAGCCATGATGGTCGAAACTCTATACCCCAGCTATCCGAGACCGCCTAGAAAGAAATAAGGGCTATTGATTACTAGTCCTGATATTTAACCTAAGGTTCGTGGCAACTTTTAATTTTAAAAGCTCAGGCAAAAGCTCAACAAGCGTCACAGGCGCTGTTCCTACGACTTTTGAGCAACCTGTCGGCTTCAAGACTCCCCTGCAGCTGAGCGAAAAGAGCATCTTTGCAATGCATTATAACGTGGCAGATCAAGTCCACGACAACCTCAAAAACCTGCTGTTGACAAACTGGGGTGAACGCGTAGGATTTTATTATTTTGGCGCTAACTTGCGCGAGCTGACCACAGAAATATCAAATATCGATACGTTTGACGAATTAGCAATACAGCGCATCAGGAACGCTGTGTCGACTTGGATGCCGTTCGTCAATCTAAAGAATTTTTCTTCTCAAGCTGACACAGTCAACAACAACGAGACAGGAATCGTGAGGATAACTGTTACTTACAGTGTTCCGCAGTTGAATATTGAAAATCGTGCGCTTCAGATATCTTTGTTCGTGATATAATGAGATGACAAATGGCTTCAAACGATCTAAGACAATTTAGGGCAAGAAATTATCTAGCAAAAGACTTTGATTCTTTGCGTGCGCAGCTCTTGCAATATGCAAGGTTATACTATCCTGATAAGATGCAAGATTTCTCTGAGACGTCAGTCGGAGGAATGCTGCTTGACCTTGCTGCGTACACCGGCGACGTGATGTCGTTCTATCTAGACCATCAATACAGCGAGCTTGATCCAGACACTGCGATCGAAGTAAGAAACATAGAAAAAATTATCAGAAATTCAGGCGTAGAAATAACCGGCGCTGCCCCTGCCGTAGCTGAAGTCACGATCAATATTGAAGTTCCTGCTTACCTTGACACAACGACAAATTCCTACGAGCCTGTTCCAAATTCTTTACCAATCATAAGAGAAAATTCTGTCTTTGCTTCGACCTCGGGCATAGAATTCATCTTGCTTGCAGACGTAGATTTTAGTAAGAAAAAATCTGACGGCAAGTTTGTTGCAGCCACAAAAGTTGCCAAAGTTGGGCAGACCGGTACACCGTTGACGATCTTTTTATCTACAACGGGACTGTGCATATCAGGTAAGCAAACTACTGAAACTTTTGTTATCGGTGACTTCGTCCCGTTTAAGACTTTTACGCTTGGTCAAAGCAACGTCACTGACATCATTTCTGTGACTGACAATAAGGGAAACTCATACTATAAAGTAAACGCTCTGACAGATGACGTTGTCTATCGAAATGTTGTCAATCTTGCGAGAGATTCAGAAGAAATTTCTGAAGCCTTAAAAGTCGTCCCTGCCCCTTACAGATACATTACTAATGTTGATTTAGGAACACGATCAACTACTCTCATTCTCGGCGGCGGTGACGATAACAACATAGAGAATGACGTAGTTCCTGATCCTTCTGATTTTGCTATATCATTTCCTTATTCTAAAACTTTCTCTAGAGTCTCTGTCAATCCGTTGCAGCTCTTGAAGACGAGAACACTCGGCGTATATTCTCCAAATTCTGTTTTGACTGTCGTGTACAGGTACGGCGGCGGTCTTTCGCACAATGCGTCGCCCGGCAGCATCGCTTACATCAGCTCATTGTTGATAGACTTTCCTCTTAATCCTTCGCTCAACACAATTTCGACAGTTAGAAATTCTCTTAAAATAAGAAATGAGCGGCAGGCAACTGGCGGTGAAGATGCTCCTTCGATTGATCTGTTGAAGTCTTTGATAGCTTCTGCTAAGAATTCGCAAGATAGAATAGTGACTAAAGAAGACCTTCTTGCCCGTGTTTATTCCATTCCAGCTAACTTTGGAAGAGTGTTTAGAGCTGCGATTCGTTCAAATCCGAACAACCCATTGGCTTCGCAGCTTTTCATAGTTTCACGTACACCTGATTCGAAGCTTATAAATTCTTCTGACACACTGAAAGAAAATCTAAGGAAGTACTTGAATCCTTATCGCCTCGTGACTGATGCGATAGACATCCTCGACGCTTATATCATCAACCTTTCTTTGGCTTTTGACATCGTTGTCGATCCTTCGCTGAATAAGCAGATCGTCTTACAAAACATTTTAACAACGTTGAATGATTCGTTAAGAGTGACTAATTTCTCGATTGATCAACCCATAGTCATGTCAGAAATCACTAATCTGATCTTCAGGACTACTGGCGTGGTATCAGTGATCAGCACAGAAGTTTACAACTTGAACGGCACTGTGAACAACCGCACATACAGCGATGTTTCTTTCAACGTGAAAGATAACACTAGAAGAGGGATGATTTACCCTCCTCCCGGAGGGATCTTTGAATTCAAGTTTCCTGATGTAGACATAGTCGGAAGGGCCGTCTGATGTATAAAATTTTATTGGCAGATAAAGATGCTTATATAACCAATAGAAATATTGGTAATTTACTTAGCGGGTCATCTCGTGTCAACGCTAACGTCGGCCGTGCAGGCACATTAGATCTTTTTAAGTTATACGGTGCAACGCTCTCTTCGGACAGTACGCCCAACGTTGAGCTTTCAAGAATTTTGTTGCACTTTGACTTGCAACCTTTGCACGACGTTGTTTCAGCAGGAAAACTAAACGTAAACCACAGCAGCTTCAACTGCACGATGTTGCTCTCTGATGTGTACGGAGGGCAAACAACACCCAGCAACTTTGATGTATCAGTATTTCCTCTTTCGAGATCTTTTGACGAAGGAGAGGGAAGAGACGTCGTTTATTATTCTGATTATGACGTTTCGAATTTTTTAAGTTCTTCTTATTCAGAAGGATCTTGGATCATTACCGGTTGCTCTTCAGGCGGTTCTGCAG